CCCTCAGGTGTCTCGAGGTTGCGTCCTACGGTTGTGAACGTCGCAGTCCCACGGGCGTCAGGAGTCAGATTAACTTGGAGGTTGTTAATCTCAACACCGGTGTATCGGTGAAAGGGGTTGTCAGCTACAAGGAGGTCTTCGAAGTATCTGAGGAATGAGAAACTCCTACGGACGACACCCGCTTTGAGTCGTTTCTGGCCAACCGCAGGACTATCGTCCACCCAGGTGCCCATCATGACGGCTTCTAAGAGAGTATCGTAAGTCCCGAAACTGAGTTCCGTTACGATGTCACCTCCGACTTGTCGAACACCGTGGGTGCTGTCCGAGATCTGCCGGTCTTTCCGGAGTTCTTCGGATACGGAGTTCGTCTTAGAGAGGGCGAGGGTCGTTCCGGTATGACGGAGTTCTTGGAGTGAAGGGTTTGCATCAGTTACACCGTAAACGGTTTCAGGAGATACAAATAAGGAATGTCGTGAGCTATCGGCCATTGTTTTATGGGTTTCGTGTTAAGTCGGATCGCCAGAAAACGCGGACGCTCTTTCGGTAGAATTCCTCTACCCGGCGGCCCTGGCTTAGACCGCAAGATGTTATAAAAAGTTGTTGGCCGTTGTGCTCCAGGTATGTCCCTGCAGCAAAAACGTTGAACGCTTTAAGCCGTTGGTAGAAATCGAACGTTACTGATGTCCCTGTCCCAGGGGGGACGTTTATGTCAAACTGGGCAAATCCGGTAACTTCATCGTCACCTGCTACCCCGAGAGTTTTAACCTCTGGGTCATTAGGGGAGAAAGTGAATCTGCACCATATACCGCCGTTAGGGGCTTCTTCAGATGGGTCGAATTCATCATTCTCAACAGCTATGGGGTATCCCAGGTTGAGGCCGAGGAATTTAGTGAGAATCGCTTTCTGGATATCTTCTAAGGCCATTATGCTGCTTTCCTTGCGGCCTCGGCTAAGATTCTCTCAAAACGCGCTACGTTTTTCCCGACCATGCCGTCAGGCGCTTTTGAGCTGTGCCCGTCGAATTCAATTATCGCAGCATAGGGTAGGTTATTAGTTAGGAAAACTTCATATTGCCCTTCTGCAAGTTTGAAAGAATTTACCGCACCAATAGAGACAGCCCCACTTTTGTCTTTTGTGGATTTAGTCCCTGATGCTTCTTGGTCACCAATCTGCCAGTTGCCTCGGAGACGACCCTCTAAGACGGGGGTATCTAGGATGACCGCGGTGAACAGCTTCACGTAGACAGCTCTCACTATGCGAGAACGCCTATTATTTATCCGATTGATCGCTTGATCAATCTGTAGCGAGAAAGGCTTCATATCTTACGAAGTCCTAGAGGATAAATGAGTGGGGTTCCGGCGGGGTCGAGTGGGGTGCTGCCAACTACGGAGTATCTGTCAGACCCTACAACGACCTCATCCGATATCTCGGGAGGTGTTACGTCTTTAGCAGCCATAATCGCGTATCGAGCGCGGCCTTTGACAAAGTCTTCTTTTAGGCGTTGCTCAAAATTCTGTATCGTCCCATTCGAGGCGGGGAGGAACACGATCTTTGCGTCTTCCCGAGTGATACTGCCGTCTACGACGGTGCCTTCTATCTTATCTACTGACCGAGCTTTCTTACTCTCAACAACGCAAGATAGCCCAGCATTTGACACAAGTCGGTATGCAGTTTTGGCGATCTGGTTATAGTCAGGCACGGCAAACAGTAGTTGGTATGCCTCCGGAACGGGAAGCTTTTCTTTTTATAGGGGCAAGTGCTAATTCAACCTGTCCGACTTTCTTGGCGTCGTGCTCAGATACCGATGATCCAGTTGACGCAGCGATGTAGTTGGTTTCAATTGGTCCGACCTTTTCCTTAGTTATGATCCTACCTCCATCCGTGCTAGCGGTAGAGGAGATCAATTCGCCGTCTGTTTCAGCAACGGCAGCGAAACATTGTGCGGCGGATAAGGCTGACGGTATGGCGTTTCCAGGGAGATCTACGGTGCTGGTTAGAGCTAAGTCCCCTGACCGCGGCCACAGGAGCGGCTGGAGAGGACTGGAGCGGACTCCAACGATGTCTTCGTCGAAGCTGTTAAGGTAGTAAGCGGCGCGCACCAGTTGCGCCTCTGCCGTGGCATCATCCACTGGGAGAGAAAGACCCAGATCGGCCAGGAAAGCACGGGCGTCAGCAAGCTCGATATACGAGTTCGCATTTGCTATGCCGGTTCCTGATTCTACTATGATGGCCATGACAGAGGCGCTTCCTGGCTACGGGTGCGGTCGCGTGGGGGAATTACTCTTCGTCGTTTTCCTCTTCGTCCTCTTCGTCGAGGTCGTTGAGAGCGGCAAGGTCACCGGCTGCTTCGGTAGCAGCACGGGAATCAGCTTCAGCTTTATAAGATTCAGGAACTTCACCTTCTACCTGGTCAAACGGCTTGAGTTTAGAACCTGGGTCGTGAGCGGAAGCATTTTGAATGCTGACGTTACCTTCGGTGCGGAGCTTGTTGATTTTTTCGTTCTCTTCATCGGTAGCGAACATCCCTGCCGTGAAGAAGATAATTGTTTTGGTCATTTTGTCTTAATATTTGAGTTTTTGTTCAGAGAGGGAGAGCGAGGATGAAGCCACTACGAAACACCCTCGCTCTCTTATTGAGCGTCAGGCTAGAGGCTACTGCTCAAAGTCAGGACACCGGCTGTGTCTTTGTTGTCGGTAGCGTGCTGCACCCAGTTAGATGCAGTTGCAAGTTCAGCAGAGTTAGGACTCTTACCTCCGCCAGTCTTGTTCCAACCGAAGCCTTTAACGGCGAGATTGAAACTCCACTGAGCCTGGAACGTGCGCTGAATAGACTCGTCGCCGTTACGGGTGTCCGTGTTGTCGAGGTAGTCATTGTTGCGCTGCACCATAAGTGCGTTGGAGGCTAGTGAAGCCGTGTAGTAGTTGTCCGGAGTTCCGGGAACTACTAGAGACGGGCTATCGGTCATGACGTAGCGACGGCCGAAGGGATCCTGGAGAACGTTCACCGTCTCGTAGGAGAAGAGGCGTTCGAGGTTCGCAAGGGCGTTGTCGAAGAGATCGTGCATCGGGACAGAGTGCATGAGGTGCACCTTAATGTCTGAGCTGCGGTCACCGAACTTAGCAACAGACTTGTTGAGCGCTCGAGGATTAAGCGTCGGGGTGCCTGCTGCGGTGATGTCGTTGACGAGTGCACCAACTTGGCCGATAGAAGCAACGACGCCTCCGATACCTACGTTGACCATGTCTGCGAGAGTCTCAACAGCCAACTGACGGCCGATGATAACACCTTCAACACCCGGTTGCGCTTCGATACGCTGGAACCAGTGAGGGTCAATTTGGATAGGGGGAGTGCCGGCATCTACTCGGACGGAGGTGTCCAAGAGTTGAGCGAGGGCGATAGGAGTGACAGCGCCGCTTGCGTAAGCATCGCGACGGCGGACGAGTCCAGTAAGTTTCTCCCAGAATGCAGTATCCGCGAAGTCCCCGGTCATAGTGCCGGAGCGGAGAACGAGTCCGCCGTTAGTGGCGGTATTGAAAAGGTCAACTTGCTGACGAAGAGTCTCCGTGAAGGTAGACTGGGCGTTCTGAATGAAGACCTGTAGATTGGTCAATGCCATGGTTGTTTGTGGTGTGTGGTTTGGTGTAGTTTGATTTATAGACTACGCCTATTCACTGGAACCATGAACGGTCTCAAGGTGGGCGGCGACGTCTTTCGGGTCGGCAGTGAGGAAGTCGAGCTTCTTATCACTGCTGCTGGAACCGGCACCGCCGGAGCCTCCACTTCCACCGGCACCGCCGCCAGAAGCTTCACTAGCTTTAATCATACTCCCGAATTCTTTATTGGCTAGTAATTCTTTTTCAAATTCTCCTACCGTCTGTGCAGTCAGCTTTCCATTAGCGTCGAGGACCCGAACTTCACGTGTGTCGCCTACTTGTTCGACGCGTAGACGACCCATCACGTGGGGCTTCATAATGGAAGGACTGACAAAGTTACCGGCCATTCCTTCAAACGCTTTCCCAAGGAGGGCGTCGTCCCCTGCTTTCTGTGCAGCAGCAGCGGAGTCTTCTTTCTCTTTCTCGAGAGCAGCGATCTTTTCCTTGTACGAGTTTTCTATCTCGTCGAAATTACCGTCCTTGCGCTGCTTATCTTCGATAGCTTTCTTGCGCTCCTCTTCTGCTTTAGCGATCTTCGCTTCAGCCTCGTCTGCACGTTTCTTCTCAGCCGCGCGCTCTTCCTTGACACGCTTGATAGTTGTCTCAACGGCATCGTCTTTACCGTCAATCTTGAGGAGATAGTTGCCGTCCTTCTCTTCGTATTCTGCTTGAAACGCTTCGGGGAGCTTCTCGTATTCGTCTTTAGTTAGTTTTCT